GACCAGATGGTACAAAAGCTATGCAACGGACAAATCCTTCTGAAGTTTTATGAGAAGTTTGTTCTAAACGAGTTGTCTCGATGAATTTAAATCCCATAAAAGTATCTACACGACCATTAACTAGTGTTTTAACACTATTATAGTCAGAGCTAGTTACAGTCGTTTCAGCCAAAAGAGCATCCATATCTGTTGGGCTAATAATCATGATTGGAGATTCCGCATCAAGATTAACGTCCGCAGCAGCTAAGATTCTTCGTGCTTCGCGTAACTTTGCTACTGTAAGTTTAGAATTAGCCGTGGTAAAGTCCTCATCAACAATTTGACCAGCAGATAAAGCAACAGATGATTGAGCATCTGCATTATCTACTGAATAAGCATTTCCATATAATGCCCCAAGAATAATATCATCTGCTTGACGGCCTAAGGCCCAAGAGATTGATGCAGCATATTCATTGGTTGGATCAATTAACATTCTAACCTTATCAGAATCGTCAATCAATTCAGCCGCATCAAAAGAGCGGAGAATGCAACGACGACGTGAGTGAGCTAGATTTAATGGATCTGGAGTATCACCATGACGGGTCAAAATCTCATTTGCTGTACCAGCACCGAGACGGTCAAAGTGAGTGTATTTGCCAGTAATCTTTTCAGATCGTACATATGGCATCAATTTAGAGCCTTGTTGTTGGACTAACGTCTCAAGATTGGCTTTAAATTGTTGTACAAAAGCGTAATCAACAGAACTAGACATTGTATTAACACCTATAATTAATTTAATTTGTGAAGCAATTAATTACCTAGTCTAGACTGCCCTTTCGGATCTAAGAATATGTAGTTTTGTAGTCTATTCATGGGTCTAATAAAAGATTATCCATTACTACTACCGGTTTACTATTAGGCTTCATACTTCTAGTAAACCTAGATTTATCATAGTTTATAGAAACTTTACTTATATGTCAACACTTTATTCTTGTTCAGGATATACATCTTTAAATAAAGCATTAACTCTTAATACTGCCTCATTATGGGCCGGATTATTACGATCATGATAAGCATGTTGCTTATTTCCCATAATCTCAGCAATTCGTTCTTTGGCCATTTCTGGAGTCATAGAGCCACCTTTTCCAGATTTTGGAGATATAGTTCCATTTTCTTTATAAATCTTTCCAAGCTCGGCGGCCATCATAAGCATTACAACATTATTTCCAGCATATCCATTCTTAAGCTCTTGAACTGCTTCAGGATATTTTTGCTCATATTTAGCTAAAACACTCCTATAACTTTCTTTATTTTCTTCAAAAGCATTACCCCATTCTTGTTTTAAAAATTGACGAGTAGCCTCTTTCTGATCTGAAAGAATCTGTTTAATTTGCCCTTCTTGTTTTAAATGCACATCAGCCAAAGCTTTAAGTTGAGATTGTGATAAACCAGACTTATACGCGACATCTTTAATCTCCTTAAGATAATCTGTATCAACATGATCTTTAATATCCTCTGGAATATCTAATTTATATTTATCAGGAGAAGCTGGCCTACCTAATTTATCATAAATCTTTGATAATTCTTCATTAGCCTTTGGATCATTCTCTTCTGGAAGTTTTACAATATTTGGCATTGCAGTAACTTTTTTATAAAATTCATCTTGGACTTCTTTAGAGGCATCTTTAGAAGGAATAGGGACTCTATTACCTAACATTCTCTGAGCACTAATATAACTCTTGGATAAGTCTTCAACTGATTTAATTGACTCTAGTGATTTATCTTTACGTAAATCTTCTGGTAAAGAATCTTTCCAAGTTGTAGATTCATTTGATGTTTCCTTAGTAGCTTCTGGAGCAGTGTCTTTAGAAGCTTCTTCAGTCATTAACGTTTCAGTATTTGTTTCAGTAGTCATTTTGACTTTCCTCTATAGTTTCATGTTTACGAAATAGTTTAATATCATCTTGTGGCGTTTCTACAATTAATCTCATACGTTTAACTAACTCTAATTGTCCGCTATTAAAAGCATGAATATATGGATTTTTATCAAATAAATTCCTATTTAACTCTGATTCCATTTCCTTTAGTAATGTTGCTCCAGGCTCAATACTAAATACATCTCGTATTAACTTAACATAATCTGATGGTTTCATAATTATTGAATGCCTCCCCCTTTAGATGCAGCCATATCTTTCGACATTTTACCCATACTTTCTCCAGCTTGCAAGGCTGATTGTGCTTGAACGGCCTGTGCCCGTTGATCTCGTGCCGCTTTAATTTCTTCATCTGTATTAACCAACTCTTCAGGAATGTCTCTAATACGAGCCATTTTCTCAACAGCCTCATCTATATTTATAATATCTATACTATCTGGTTTACCAGTTAATTGAGCTATACCAGCGGTTTCCTGTATCCAAGATGAAATATTTCTAATCTCTGCCATCTGTTGCGACCTAGCTAATGAGTTAACAAAAGCTATATCTATATTAATTTCTTTATTGCCCCCAACTCTAGGAGCCTGAGAAGCATTTAAAACTTTTTGCGGAACTGGAGGAATTTTTCCAGCTCTTAATAATATTTTTAATGTTCGCATTATTAATGGTTGTAATAGCTCAACATTTAGGCGACTTAGCGGCGGCCCTAAAATTACTTGCATTTGTTCTAGTCTTTGCTGAATTTCATATGCAGTCATTTCACCTGTTTCAGTTCTTGGAGGCAAAATTAATTTATCTATATAAAATGCTGACTTAATAGCATCTCTAAGATCTTTAGATTCTAAAAAACCAATATCAAATCTTGATTGAGTAACACCTTCTTTCAGACCAGCAATATTTCTAACTGAAACAAGTTTTCCTGGTCGCATATCTCCACTTAAAATATTACCTTGCTCTTGGAATATGACTGGATCAATGGCTTTTGCCAATCCTTTAAGCATTTGTCTTGCAATAGCATTTAATGTTAATGTAGCTCCGCGAGCTATATGCCCAGGGCCAAAACCATAAATCTCACCTGGTAAAGTTAACCATCTTGATACATAAACTGGAAATTCATAATACCCATCTTCTTTAACTATTTTCTTTCCTTTACATAAAATATAACATGCAGCATAAGGACGATGCTCCGGTGCAGCTTCTCCAAACTGATTTAATTTAACTTCATCTTTATCTCTAGGATAGATACAAAGATATAATTCTTGCTCAGATAAAGGCTTAGCCTCTAATTGATTTAATAAATCTTCTCCTATAGCCTCACCAAATTGCTCATAGCATTGCTTTAGTGTTAATTTGAATTTCCTATAAATACAATCAACAACTCCTAAATAATTCTCAGCATAAGCAATTTCTGATAGGTGCCAAGCTGAAAAATTCATTCCTTTAAACATACCATTATCATTTAATTCATCATGTAATATAGCCATTGTCCCTAAGCCGGTATAACTCTGATACGATCTCCCTATTTGATTATCAAAATTAGAATCATTTAAATAATTATGAACTTCATTAGTTGCTGTTGCTGTCCAATAATTACCTTCAGGAATATCATTAAGATGAGTTTCTCGAAATCTAAACTTACTCCATTTAGTAGAGGGATTTGTAATAGTTGAATGTAAGGATGCCGATAAATCTCTGCATGCCATTGTAGCCGTATCATCATATCGTCTTCGATCCTTCTTATCGCCCTTTGACATATCACCATTAAATTTTCCATTCTGTGAAGGTAAGATAAACTCTGCGAGTTCGGCCCATAAAGTTTCAACATTCTTTCTTTCCATTTCATTAAATGCTAAGTTTGCTTGCTTCATTAAAGCAGCTGCTTTATCTTCTTTCCCTTTAAAGGATTTTTTAGATGAGTTATAATTTTCCACTATAATACCTTCTTAGCAATTAAAGCTTTAAGTATTGAACCAATATTAAACATTCTAACTACATCCACTATACCGCGCCTAATAATATAACCGCTTAAACCAATTTGTAAGAGTTCAAAAGATTTCTCCATCATTGGAGTCATTGGGTCATTAAAATGGGCGGGGACATATCCGAAAAATGAAGCAAATATAATAATCATTAATAAAACCATTAGCCAGGATCGCCAATTGCGCTCTAAAAATGAGCCTTGAGTTAAAATAACTTGTAAAGCATTGGCAAGTGCAGCAGTACTTTGAGCATCATTATTATCGAGTCCAGCTACAGCATCAATTGCTTTTTGAACTGTCTTGGCCTGCTCAGTCTTAAATCCAATAATACTTCCAGCAATATTAGTTGCGCCTGTAAAAACAGACCCCAGGATATTTCCTAAAAGCATTAAAATTGTACCCATTCTTATTCTCCTAATAAAGTCTTAGAACCAATTGATGAGGTTCCATTTTGAAGAGGATTTGTCTCTAAAGGATTAGTTGCGGTATCTGTAGCGCGCTTACGCCTATTAGCTGCGGCTTTAGCATTAGCAGCCGCATCTTCTGGAGAAACCGTCGGCTCCTTTTTCGGAGGTGCTGGAGGAGTAGGTAGTGGTGCAACCTCAGGCACTTTTGGTGCAGGAGCCGGTTCTGGAGCCTTTGGTGGCTTTGGAGCCAATAATGAACTAATTAAAATACTTCCAATAATTCCTAGTATTGGCATAAATGCGCCTGGCATAGTTAATTCAACCTCTTAACATAGACAACAGATGAAGGTACGAACTTCATACAGTTCGCAAAGAATTTTAAATCATTCTCCGCCGACGTACCTAAACAGAAATATTCTACCTTATATTCATTAATTAAGATAGTCTCTACTGCATTAAATAAATTACAAATTGTTCTAAATGATTTTACGCCTCTATAGGCTGGATCTAAGAAAAACCCATCTGTTTGTGCAAATTTAGTATTTTTATGTTGGTGATGGTTATAAATAAAAACTGATAAGTATCCAATAATTTTATCCTTATCTAAAATAAGCATTCCTAAATGATTATTAGCAGCTTCCATAGTTTCATATAATGCATTATCAATATCTAGTGCTAAATTATCTACACCTGGCATTCCTACTTCTTGCCAGTGATTTTTAATAAGCTCATCTACTTGTGTTTTATATTCAGAATATTTAGCACGCTTAATTGTATATTCAGACACTACCTTAGTCCTCATAATTAAGTGGATCAAAATCAGTATTAACTTTTAAAGTTTGAGTTTGAGAATATGAGTCTAACATATCTCCAGCTATTCCATCAAGTGCTATTGCATCAGCAGCATGTGAACACCAATCATGAGCAGGAGTATCTTTAAAAATACGTGCTTTTTTATCATACTCCCGATGGTATAACGAAACTTTAGTAACTCCATCCATACAAGTTTCCTCATTAAAATGATACTTACTAAATCTTGAACGAGTTAACATTATTGGGATTTGTTTAGAAGATGGTCTATCACAGACATAAA